AGTTTTTTTTAACGGCCTGATAGTTTGAGGAACTTTAGATCCCTCTATTGGCGCAACTTCGTTTTTTTTCGTAAGTTGCGCCTTAAACGGAACTAATGTGATTTTGCTCATACGTTATTAAGTTTTTTAACTTCTGAAAAATTAACTTCTTCAGTTGCCCAAGATTTATGAACTTGAAGTTTTAATGTAACAAACTTCCTAAAGGTAGGGCAGTCTTTAGTTGGTGCAAGACCTCTATGCGGAATATTACTATCAAAAGCAATGGCAGTATTAGGCATAGGCAAGTAAGCAGCCGCAATATTTCCTTCGCTGTCAAAAAATTGAATTTCTCCGCCCCATTCTGCATCCCATTCTTTATGAGGAAAGTAACAAAATGTCATGTAGCCGTAGCCTTCTTCTGTAAATTCAAAATCGTGGTCGACGTGAATACTACCGTCCAGGCCATGCGTTCTTGCACCACCTTGTGCATTAATTAATTTGAATACATAGTTTTTAACATTAGGGTCTAATTTTTCTAATTTATCAACAATATTGTGCATTAATGTTTCGTGCCAACGATTTTTAACTAAATCGCACCACCATTTAGGTTTAGGATCTTCAACATCCCATGCATAAGTTGGCTCTGCTACACCAAATTTCCATATATCTCTATCTAAATCACCCGACAAGTTTGAAAAAACATCAAGCTCGGCGGCATCTGTAATATGGTAAATTTCTAATTTTCTATCCATTGTATGCTCCAAGTAAGACAATATTTAACTGAATATTTTTAAGGTTAGAGTATTACTGGAACAAACCCAATATTGTCCATGATCCTATCATTACATTCTAAATCAAAACCAAATGTTATTCGTTCTCCCTCGAACGGCTCGACTACTTCAACATGGTGGAATCTCCAGCCTGGGCCTACATAAATGTTTCCAACTTCGTTTTTAATTCGATATAATTCAGTACCATTTGGCTTGTCAGTAAACACAGTATATGTGTTTTTTGGATCTATGCTAATATACCCATGCCACGGCCAAGCGTGATTGTGTGATTTTAGCACTTGTCCGGGAGTATGGCTGTTAATCCACGATTGCAACCATAAGTGTCTAGGTGTCTCTGTACCTGATAACTTAAAATATTCTTTAATAGCATTAACCTGTGCAACATACATGTCATAAAACCATTCGTTACACGAGCATAGACCATATACATTATAGTTCATAAATTGCCAAGTGATGTTATCGTTTCTAGCATAATGATTTGTTTGATTAAATTTTCTTTTAAATTTATCAACACCGACTTGTGTTATTCTTTTAATGTTTTCTAAATTTTCAGCAATAGACGGAACATTAACTACAAGATATTGAAATTCTTCATTGTAATACATTTTGTTTCCTTTTTAATTCATCAACGGATTCTTGGCTTGATGCAAATTCGTGCCTACCGTCGTATTTGTAATTGGTGTAAGGTCCATTCTTATCAACAAAGTGAAAAAACGCTTGATACTGAAAGCTAGTTTTCAACGGCAACCTCCAATGAGAATTGGCTATACCTTTGTAAATTAGTATGTCTCCTACATCCAATAATACCTCAGAAGTTTTGTCATTTGAGGTTATGTAAAAAGGCCAAATTTCTCTGTCATATTTTAATGTTAATGTAAAGCTAATTTCGCAAGCCTCTCGATCTGTATGAGGCAATAAAATTTCACCTTGTTGATAAATCCTAGAATATGTGTACGTAGGAAAAAGCTCTTTGTTAATTAAATTTTCAATCTTAGATACAAATGTTGACAACTCGTCGTTAAAAACTCCATAGAATGCTGGACTGCGTATGCATTGGTTATCGGGTTGTAGAGATAATCCTTGTTTGTATAGAGCATCTAACTTATCTGCCATCAAAAAACAAATGTCTTTGTTTAAAAAATTTCTAACAACTAAAAAATCTTCCATGTTAATACCAATAAAAATCCATCAAATCCGTGGGCTGTCTAAAATCGCTTTCAGACAATCTTAACACTCTGTCCTTACCAAGACTACTTAAGATTTTTTCATAGACAACAAAATTATTTTCTTTAGTTAAGTGACATTTACGTTTTTCGTTGTTACCAGAGTGTGTTAACCCATAACCATACATCTCTAGATCTGCTAAATGGCATAAGGATATTCCATTGATTCCTGGCATGCTTTCATTAAATGCAGGAACTAATAAAGTACTGTTGTGCTTTAAAATGTCTTCTAACATAAAATTATGAAATGCATTTTCTCGTTCTTCAGAATAAAAATGTTTAAACCACAGCTCTCCAAAATTTATGCCAAACCATCTAGGCCAAGTTGTTGGGTTAAAATTTAAATGCCTATCTAAGGATTCAACGTGTATTCTGCCCGGTATAGTTACGACAAAAATACAATGATCGTAATTGTCACGTTGTTCTCGCCATTGTTTATAGGACCACCACATGCCTGTACCGCTCAAAGAAAAGTTTGTAATAGAAAAATTATTTTCTAAAAGTTCAGGCCAAGCAAGATACTTGTCGTTGTTAGCCCACTTTGGGTCCGAAAAACTATCTCCAAATAACGCTATTTTTTTCATTGTTTATACTGTATGTTACAAAAAAATGGTTGAATTAATCTTCCAGTTTCTTTATCATGCCCAAAGTATTTGTTTGACTTGTGCCATACAGACGGGGAATATAATACCGCACGGTTGTATTTGTTTTCAACGGACATGTTTAGAGTCCACCACTTGTTAAACTGTTCACTATCTTGGTCTCTGTTAAGTTTTCTCCAAACATGGTTGTGTTTTTCTGAGTAATCCTTAAATTCTTCTTCGTACTCTTTATTAAAATCGTATATTAATGTTCCAGAATTGGGTGGAGGGTTAGGGTTTAGATACACAACACCAACGTGTGTTATTTCCCAACCCTTAGGATTAAAGTCGTAGTGTATCCACGAGTCACCGTGAGATTCATAACACAATTGAAAGTTTGTTTCAAAATAACAACTATATTCAGTAGTAACACCTTCGAGCAAACTAGACATAAGACTATCACGAAATTCTTCGCATAATCTTGGGTTTATATCGTTAATATATTTTGTTCGCAAGCCCGGCCAGTTACCGTCGCGTTCTGGATGTGTCTCAGGAAGAAAATCTTGCCGTAGTGCAAGATTTCTGATTATATCAGGATCTTTATAAAAGTTTTCTACAATAATAACTTTATCAGTTAAGTACATTCTCGGTCCAATGTTATATCAAAACTCATAGAGATTCTGTCTTCGTCGTTCATATTAGGTAAAACAAAATGTTCTAAATAAGACGGAAACATGATTACTAAGTTGTCAAACGGTATAAAATACTCGCTATCACCGTAATTAAAAATCCTATCAGGCGCATGTATAGAGCCAGGTCGCGGGTCTCGAAATACAATATTTCCTGATTCTTTAGGCACTTGTAGGTAAAACACACCAGACAAATTAAATGCATTACTATGAGAGTGTATTAAATTCTGATCATGTTTTTTATTAATACATGCCCACATTTGATGAAACTTTACACCGTTAACATCAAACACTCTCACACAAACATCTTTAACATGGTCGCATAGCGGAGAAAATACAGGGTTGTTGTACAAATCAACTTCGCTTTGCCAACCACCGTAATTTGATTTTTTAATAGTATTAGGCATGCTGGCCAATTTATAGATTTCTTCTATCATCGGCACAGTATCAATGAACGGTGTGGTCATCATAATATGTGTTGGCCACAATGTACTAAATCTTATATCACTTAAATTGCGGTCCATGGCACCATCCAACTAATGTATATCTTGTTCCTCGTGTGACCGGTGTTACTTCGTGTATAGTCCAGCTAGGAAAGATCGATACTAATCCCTTTTCTTTTTTAACTTCAAAAGGATTATCTAATTTAAATCGATAGATTAGTAATTCTCCGCCTTCGTAATCTTCTGGATCAGATAATTGCAAACTAAAACTTAGTTTGCGTCTAAACTCTTCGAATCCGTCATCTGTGTGATTTCTATACATACCCTGGTAGCTAGAATCATATTCGCTAAATTGAATATCTTCCATTGCAGTTAATTCGTAATTGTAAAAATCTTTGTTTATTTTTTGTACTGCATGAACTAATCTTTGAAAAATAAATTCTGTTTTAACATTTGGTTTAATCCAAGATATTTTGCTTCTTCTAGTTTCTAATTTTGCAATACCTGTGTTGTTTACGCCGCCTTCTTCTTGCGGCAAACTCTTACCAATATCTATAATAAGGCGTATTTCGTCTTCTGAAAAAATGTTAGTTGCCCATGCGTACGGCTCATTAGGTGACTGTTCAGGTATCATTGGATACATTAAATTAACTCCATGATGTCAAAAATTGTTTGAAGTTTAGTCCTAATAACTTTGTTAGAAAAGCTATTTCGTAATCCTTGGTGTAAAGGCTTTGGTGCGTAATCAATATTAGCCCATGCCCATGCAGAATGTTCAATACTCAACTGAGGTAAGAATTCTTCAGATACCACACACAAGTAAGTGTGAAAATTAAAAACTTTGTCGTTTGAAACAAATGTTTCTAAAGGAATAGTTTTGATTATGTTAGGTGTAGAACCAATTTCTTCAATAACTTCTCGTTGAAGCCCTTGCCACGGGTTTTCGTTTTGTAGGTTTGTACCGCCAACCAGTCCCCAAGTTCCCTGATGTTTTCCGTGAGCTTTTTGTAACAATAAAATTCTTCGTGTAGATTTAGCGTAGAACAATGCTCCGCTACAAACAATTTTATCTGTTACAGTTCTAGTCTCCATTCACCCGCTCTATACTCGCCTTCAAACGATTTAGCCCAATAAACACCATTCCAGACGTACTGGACTCCAGTGTATATATTAGTTTGATAGATGAGGGTGTCTGATTCTTGAGCGGAATCAAATATAACATACCAATCAGTTCCGTCAAATTCTATGATATCATTAGCAACTGCAACCAAGTTGCCCCACGTTGCTGCAGGTTGTGTATTATTTGCACTTCCAATATCTTCGATAATAAGATACCTAGTGCCTGAAGTGGGTGCTGCTGGATTATAAGTTAGTGGATTAATAATGGCGTCAAATGTACCAGGACTTGATACTCTTAAATTATTTGTTCCATAATCTGGATCGGTGTCTAAATTCCCGTCACTGTCTATGCCTGTATTTGTGTTTAGTGTGTCTGCATCCCACGAAACTTGTAGGATAGTAGGGTCTAACGGGCTAATTGCCACAGTACCAATAACTTCAGTGCCGTTTGTTTGTGTTAGGTACATGCTGCTTGAACCAGCAACATACTTGCCAGGATACTTGTCAAATAATGTTTGCCATTCAATTGGAGTTCCTTGTCTAACAGGAATATCTAGTGTTGGTTCTCTAGGTATACTACTTTCACTCTTGTTGAGAAGAATTGCTTGGTTATTGTAGATTTGAATATTATAATCTTTAATGGTAATTGCTTCTCTAGTTAGCAGTTGACCCATTGCTATTTCTGGTCCAGCTAACGGTTGTCCAAGTCCTTCTATGTACGAATTAGAATTAACTGTTGCACCTTCGTACAAGCT